ATGTCCAAACTATCAGTTTTAGACACTGATCCTCTTTTTGCTCATCAGTATATTTCTTGTATGAATATATCTGTTTCTAATCTTGAATCTACGGTTGAAGCTATTCAGGGGGCGCTAGTGTTGATGTTTCGTGTTGCTTCTAAAGCTTCAGATAATAAAATATTAGATAAAGTTCATCTTATGTATATGTCTTCGCTGGATATTGTTTCTGAGATTGAAGAAGTGAAGCAGTATTTATCTTCTCTTTCTTCTGTGTATTCCGTTTCTGATATTTAATTGTGATTATGTCATTTTCACGTGAGAAGTTGATTTTTTATTGTCGCTTTTTAGCTAGCGTGGTTTATAGTTCAATTTCTATTATTTGTAATTTTTTAGTTTCATTCCTTTTTTCTCTTTTTGTTTTTGTGTTGTATTTTTCTTCTTTCCGTTGGGTTTTAATTCCAATGGTTTGTGCTGTCTTTGTTTTTTCGATTTTCCACGAAATTCGTTATCAACGTTATTTATTTGGTGATTTTAGTTCTAATCTTTTAAGTAGGGGAGATGTCTCTTGCAGAGAGTGATCAGCAGTTATGTCAATTATTAACTACTCAGTTCAATCAATCCGGGGTCCGCCTACAATCGCAGGCTTATGCTGATTTATTACGTCGCAGTTCTTGGCAGCAGTTTTGGACATTAACGTTTCGACCGACGAAATCTGGTTCTAATGGCAGTATGCATCCGGAAGCCGCTGATAAAGCGTTCCGATTTTTCGTCAGTAGTATTAATCGTTCGTTATATGGTCGTGTCTGGTCCAAACGTCCTCATTGCGGTATTCAATGGGCCAGAGGTCAGGAGTGGCATCGTGATGGGCGGTTACATTTTCATGCCGTCGTGGCTGCGCCGGATGAGGATATTAACCGTTTAATAAGTCGGTATGAGTGGCACGAGTTTTGGTATCGAGAGTTTGGCCGTAATCGTATCGAGGCTCCGCGTAGCCAGATGGATATTACTGGTTATGTCTCTAAGTACGTTTCAAAGGGTGGTGAGGTTGATGTGTCGCGTAATTTCGGGGCATGGGTGCCGCCGAAGATTGATTATAGCCCACGTCCCGAGCAGGGCACCTTGATTACAGGTGACAGCGGTAAGTAATCCGGCGATTGGTCCGTTATCCAGTCCCCCGGTGGCAGGTGGCAAGCCCCGCACTGTGGGTTCAAAGCAGTTCTACCTTGTCTTCTGCGGGTCTTTTGCGGGGGGTAAGGGGGGACTTAGCTTGACCCCACAGAAGCGACCGAAATTTATCTAATGGTGAAACAACATGAGATGGTGAGAGACGAGAGACGAGAGACGAGAGACGAGAGACGAGAGACGAGAGACGACGATATTAATTTAAGTTATTTAATGAGTGAATTTATTAATGAATGAGGGTCAGTGAATGCAAATGCAAATGCCAAAAGTAACGATTAAGTCTGATGTAGTTATGCGTACTGTTACTACGAAGCAAGGTGCACAAATGCCGATTTATAGCCAACGTGCTGAATTGGATTGTGAAAAAATGCGGGTGGAGATAGAAGTTGTTGTAGATGGATTGCAACAAGGTTATCCCGTAGGAGCTGTTAAGTTATGGGATGTGTTATCGGATCTTGTTATGGGTCGTTTTGGGCTTGAATTATCTCGTAAGAAGACGTTAGTTGATGTAAAGCTTCCTCTTGCGTCTTCTAGTGTTTCTGGTAAGGGATGATTAGTTGTGGCACAGCAATTAATGGCTTTATATTGCACACAGTATGATGTTGAGGCTAGGACATGTTCTCAACAGGCTTGGATGGTTCCGCCTTCTTTGTTGCCTTCAATTTCTTATGAGGATGTCCGTATTGTTTTGCCTTCTATTGTCATGTGTTTTTTGGTGGCTTGGGGGTTTAATTTTCTTTTAACTGTAGTTCGTGATTAATTTTATTATGAGGATGTTTTTATGAAATCTTATATTGATCGTGGTATTGCTTTTTTTTCTTTAATTTCTATTAGTTCATTAGTTTTTGCTGCTGATGCTGCAGGAGCTTCTTTCGATTCTAGTGCGGCTGTTACTGCTTTGGGTGGTATTGCTACTGCTGTTGCTGCTATTGGTGCTGCTAAGCTTGCTCCTGCTGCTATTTCTGTGGGTTGGAAGTGGCTTAAAGGTGCCATATTTGGATGATGTTTTTTTAGTGGGGAGGAGTGTTCTCCTCCCCTTGGGAGTATTGTTATGGATGTTTGGTTGGTCTTATGTGTAGCCGTTCTTTCTTTTTATATTTTATTTCGGCCTTAGGGTTAACTTTAGTAATTTTATTTCCTTTTTGTTTATTTGCTCAGAATGTACCTCCTTCTGTTGAAGTTGTTCCTACTTCTGTTAGGTACTCTTCTGTTATTACAGATGGTGTGAATGTTTCTGCTACGTTTGAGGCTAGGTCTACTGCTTTGGTGAATGGGGTTAGGTATTATACTGTTCCTGTAGATATATCAGCTTCAACATTAGGTTCTCTTGCAAAGGCCGCTGTTCGCCGCGGTATGGCTTTTTATAATGTTTATTCTATGTTGAGTGGTTTAATTAATGGGGCAGGGTGGGTCATTGATGAGTTAACTCATGAAGTTATGAGTGGTCCTGCTTTAAAAGAGATTCCTGTTGGTACTGCTGCTTGGTGGTGGCAGCGTCCTGGTGATGGTCATGTTTTTTATTCTGTGACTCCTCAGGGGTTGATTGCTCCTATCAATGCTTACCAGGGTTCTTTGTCTCCTCCCCAGCCTCTTGTTGTTAGTTCTAATGTTTCTTCTGTTAGTTCTGAGATGTGGGTATATAATCTTGAAGGCGGGGGCGGGTTTTACTCTCATCTTTCTAAAACGTCTGAATCAGTTCCGGATTATTCTTCTGGTTTACCTCCTTCTGTGATTCTTGACACTGATTTGGGTCAGTTGGTTCGTTCTGATCCTTCTACAGTCAATTCTGTTTTAACTGATTCTCAGACGGGTGCTGTTCTTCTTACTCCTGAGATAGTTTCTGCTTTGAATAAGTTGCGTCGTTCTTTAGAGGATGAGTTGAAGGCTTCTCATGCTCCTGATCAGCCGCCATCTAGTGGTGGTGCTAGCCCCCCACGTTCTGGTACGGCTTGGCCCTCTTTTTGTAGTTGGGCGAGTGTTGTTTGTGATTTTATTGACTGGGTGAGGTCTGATGATTTTTTGAAGAAACCTCTTGTTCCTCCTGATGTTCCTTATGTTGATAAATTACCTCAGGCTAAGACGTGGTCATCTGGTTTAGGGGAGGGCGCTTGTCCTTCTCCTACGACTTTGCCTATAGAGTTTTCCGGTTATAAGACTAGTGTTGAAATTTCTTATCAGCCTTTTTGTGATTTTGCTGCTTTAATGCGTCCTGTTGTCATTGTCATTGCTACGATTCTTGCTGCTTATATTGCGGGTGGTTTTCGCGGGGTGAAGAATGTTTAGTTGGTTAGCTATGTTGTTGCGTAATATTTTGGGTCAGACAGTTGCACGTGGTTTAGTGGGTGCTGGTCTTGCCTTGGTGACGACTGTTCCTTTAATTCCTCTTGTTACTTCTGCCTTGAATCTTATTGTTTCTAAGATGTCTGGTATTTCTGCCGATGTATTAAATATTGCTTTGTTAATGGGTTTTGGTGAGGCGTTGTCAATTATTGGTAGTGCTATGTTGACTCGCTTAGCTTTGCAATCTCTCCATGTTGGAATAGTGAAGGCGACTACTTAATGTTATATCTTGTGACTGGTGCTCCAGGTAATGGTAAGACTTTATATGCTGTTGATTGGTTAATTAAACAGATTGAGATTGATAAATCTCTTGTTAAGGCCGGTGCTGTCGCTCGTTCTTATTACACTGATATTGAGGGGTTCGATGTTGAGGCAGTTCGTCGTCTTACTGGTTATGTTGTGCAGTCTGCTCCTGATGATTGGCGTACAACTCCTCAAGGTAGTGTGATTGTTTACGATGAAGCTCATCGTATGTTTCCTACTGGTCGCCCTGGTCGTTCTGATGATCCTAGGGTGTGTGATTTAGATACACATCGACATGGTGGTTATGATCTTATGTTTGTCACTCAGTGGCCGACGAAGATTCATCATGAGTTACGTCGTTTGGTGGGTGAGCATGTGCATTTGAACCGTGCTATGGGGTTGCAAACTGCTGGTTTATATCGTTGGTCTCGTGCTCAGGATGATCCCTATGATGTTCATCAACGTGAAAAAGCCGAGGAGGAGGTTTGGAAGTTTCCTAAGGATCGTTATGCTTTATATGCTTCTAGCACTCTTCATACTGTGAGTCATAAGTTTAGGATTCCTAAGAAGGTCTGGAGTGCTCTATCTGTTTGTGTGACTTGTTCTGTGATTGGCTTGGTTTTTTGGCATTATTACAGTCCTGCTCATTTGTCTGAAGCTTCATCTTCTGTTGCGGGTGCTCAGGGGCAGGCGAGCTTGCGAGCTGTCCCTGCTTCGCTGAGTTCTTCTCGTTCTTTAGTTTCTGGTATGCGTACTTATGCCGTTTTAGAGACTGAATCTGCTCCCACTTTGTCTGGCTGTGTGTCTTCTGAGCGTTCTTGTCGTTGTTTTAATACGGATGGTTATCAGATTGATATGAGTGTGTCTGAGTGTCGTCGTTTGTTGGCTTCTCCTTTGCCATTTAATGTTTATCATGCTTATGTGACGTCGTCGTCCTCTTCCTCTTCCTCTTCCTCTTCTTCTTCTTCTTCGTCCTCGTCCTCGTCCTCGTCCTCGTCTTCTTCCTCTCCGTCGTCTTCTTCTGTTTCTTTGTCTTCTTCTGTTTCTTCTGTTCCTATTTTAGGGTCTTCTTCTTCTGTTGTTTCTTCTCATTAGCTGGGTTTTTGGGGAGTTTTTTTAGGTTTCTCGTAATTTCTCATTCATATTTTTATTATGTTGTCAATAACGCAATTTTCATGCCAGTTATGATTGGTTCATAATTTATTTAATTTATGTTCATAATTGTATATGTAGGGTAGGGCGGTCTGTTTTTTTTATTGATGTGGTTCTCAGATTAGTGGAATAGCTTGATAAATAAAGTTGCTGCTGTCGCTCCTGCTGCCATAAGGCCACTAGCTACTACTACTGGATACCATTTTGATTCTTTAGATACTTTTAGGGTTTCTTTTATTAGTTTTTGCGTGTGTGCTGTCATTTCTTGTGTGTGTGCAGTTACTTCGTGAATTTCAGCTTGAATCTTTGCTGTTTCTGAGATCAATTTTGCAATTTGTATTCTTTGTTCATTTATGATTTCTGCGTTGTCTTCTTTTTGCGTCATTGTCATTTTTCCCAGTGTTTTCTTTGCATAGTGTAAATTAAACGGGGGTGTAGGGGGCTAGCCCCCTACGGAGACGCTTTACGCTTTTGTTGGCGTTGTATCAGCATTTGTCTTAATACGATGATCGACGTGGTCCCAGTGGCTGGGTACCTTCTTTTACGCAAAACCGTTTTTTGAGGTGCGTTGGTGATGCGCTGCGGATCGGACGCGGCAAGGCCGCCTTGTGGAGCTGCCGCTCGTGCTTCTTCCATCATTTTTTTCCATTCTCTTGCAAGCGTACAGGTCAGTGACAACCATCTGAGCTGCCATTCTTCAATGGCTCTTCTTTCTGGAGTGACTAGTTTGCCGTTGATGAATGCGAATCCTGTCCAGTTGCCTGTGAGCGTTTGGTCTGGAATGTTGTCGTTGATCATCATGTTGTTGCTAGTAGTCTGCCTGTAGGTCTCTTTTTTAGACTAATTAGTAACAGATGTATCCATCTTCTCCAGCGGACATAATATGCATTATGCGAAGTGGGAGAAAGAAGAAAAAAAAGCAAAACACGCTACATGTGCAAAAGAATGGCAAAAAAAATGATGGAAGAAACGCGAGCGGCAGCTCCACTCCGCAGCACATCACTAACACACCTCAAAAAAAAAGTCTTGCGTAGTAAGTTCGATAATGACGAAAAATAATATGGGAATTAATACCCAGCCAAAGGGAGAAAAGCAAAGATAGCAAAAATCCACGCAGAACGAGCGGAGTCACCAACAGAACGTGCTGCCTGGAAATCAATGCTAGAGCGACTAACCGCAACAGCAGCAACGGTGCTAGTAGGCGTAGGCGTTAGCTTACCGAACGCATCTCACGCAAGTATAGCAAACAGAGAAGCACTAGAAGGAGTAAATCAAGCTGGTGGGCCGTGCTGGAATCGAACCAGCGACCAGCGGATTAAAAGTCCGCTGGACGTTAGCAACACTATGGAAGAAACTCGGTAACCGCCTCCGCATAAGCAGAATAATGACTGGGCGTCAAATGTGCATAGCGGCGCACCATTGATTCAGACTGCCATCCGCCCAGATCCTGCAACACATACAGCGGAGTCCCCGATTGCGCATGCCAAGACGCCCAGGTATGCCGCAGATCATGCCAACGAAAATCCTGTATCCCTGCCCGCTGCAACGCCTGATGCCAGGCACGAGTATTTACCCAACGAATAGGACGACCACAATAAGTAAACACCCATTCATGATGCTGTCCACGTTGCGCCTGAAGCACCTGCAAAGCATGCAGCGACAACGGGATCCGGATCGCCTGCCGTCCCTTCGCCTGATCAGCAGGAATACGTAAGGCCTTACGGACAAGATCAACCTGATCCCAACGCAATTTCAATACATTGGCCTGACGCAATCCGGTTGACAAAGCAAAAATAACCATAGCGCGCTGATGCAATGGCAGCTCGGACAACAACGAGCAAGCCTGAACAGGTGTCAACCAGCGAACCCGTTTTGTCGGTTCTGGAAACAATGAAATATGAGGACACCGATCAATCCACAGCCAAATATCAAACGCACGGCGCAGGATAGAACGGATCAACGCCAAATAACGATTTGCAGTGGATGGAGAAGTCTCAGCCGCTTTTAGCGTAGCCACACGCAAAATTAAATCGCTATCAATAGCAGCTAACTTCTTTTCAGCAAAGTAAGAAGCCAACCAGCGTAATTTAGCGGCGTCTTCATGCGCCGTTGCTTTACGAGATTTTTCAGATAGCCAGCGCAATGCAGCGTCACCCCATAAAAAATGAGACATAAGCTCTCCTAAGTTCTTAATCTTTTCGAAATGGTATAGCGGAGAAATTGCGGGGCGGCCTTGCCATGAAAGAGAGTTAGCGCATCACTAACACGCCATAACAGCGGTTTTGCATGAGGAAGTAAGCGGAGAACGCGGAGGATAAATCGGAACCTTGATCTAGTCAGCGCTGCAAAGAACGCAGGCTAGAAGCGTCTCCGTAGGGGGCTAGCCCCCTACACCCCCCGCTTGATTTACACTATGCAAAGAAAACACTAGGAAAAATGACAATGACGCAAAAAGAACACAACGCAGAGATCATAGATGAACAAAGAATACAAATTGCAAAATTGATCTCAGAAACAGCAAAGATTCAAGCTGAAATTCACGAAGTAAATGCACAGACAAAAAAACTAACAGCAGAATCGAAATGGTACCCCGTGGTAGTAGCCAGTAGCCTGATTGCAGCAGGAGCCACAGCAGCGACTCTATTCATCAAACTATTTCACTAATCTAAGAACCACATCAATAGAAAACCAGGCCGCCCTACACGGCATATACAATTATGAACATAAATTGAATAGATTATGAACCAATCATAACTGGCATGGAAATTGCGTTACAAAGACCCAAAAACTAACGCGAAAACGAAGAACCACGCCCTAAATCATCACGATGCTCATAGCCAGGTGATTCCGGAAACGTTCCCATAGCACGCTCCCCCTTCTCTATCATCCCTCCCTGAACGGCAGGCTCTCCGTGAGCATCACTCGCTGCGCTCGCAATGCTCACTGCGCCCTGTTGATCACGGGATAAATTATATAAACGCGGGTCCGTTTCACGAACAGGCTCCCGCCAAGGCCATGCTGTCGCTACCAAAACATGACTAAGGACAGAAATACGCACCCCATAAGAGTGCACAGAGACATCAAAGCCCAAAGCACGCAACTGCTCTAAATCAAGCTGCTCAATCACCAAATTCTCCGTATTAATCCATTGCACCCAAGCACGATACTCATGCCCCACCTGCGCAAGCGCAGCCAAACGCAACCGACCCTTGGCATTAAGATCAAAAATATAACGTTGCTCAGGCCCCAAATCTGACAAAGGATCAACAGGAGGCATCACAGAAGCAGAAGCAGAAACGTCTTGATGAACAGGACCAGAAACAACCTGACCAGGTTTAAACACTTGCCCTACACCTGAAGAGGAAGGACTAGAAACATCATGGGTAGAAAGACCAGCACCACCGAAATAACGAGAATAAAAATGAAACCCCACAACACCGAGTGCCAAGAAAAAAATAGCCTTTATTAACATTACTGCCCAGACTGTTCTCTTACCCTGAGAATACACCTCCGTATTGCGTGCCCCTGGAGCATACCCATCATAAAGAGGAAAAATAGACGCATCATATTTAAACGTCTGACTCCCCACCTTCTCAAACTTACCTGCCGCCACAGTATGGTAATACGTCACACGATAACGATTCTTGAGACCAACAACCGTCAATTTCTGAAAACTATGCTTACGCTCAATACGTGCACGAATCGCAGGATGCATGCGCTTAATCCACTGCGTCATCAGCACTGCATCACCGCCATTCTGACCCAATAACGCCCAGAAATTTTCTATCTGAGGCGCTAACGGTGCACGAGATTCAACATAAAACTCATGCACCTCATCAATAACGATTAACACATCCTTAAAACGATCTTCAATACACCATTTGCCGTCAACTTCATCACGATAACAAACGAATGTATTTAATACATCATCCGTATTAACAACAAAAAGAAGTTCACGAATACGAGCCTCTGACATCTCCAAATACTGAGCAATCAACTCATGACGCAAACCATTCAAACGTGCATAAACACGACGACCCTCACGAAGAGCAGGAAGAATATGATGCTTCACTGCATCGTAACTTTTCCCAGAACGAGGCACACCCTCATTAAAGACCAACATCACCAAATACCTAAAGTCAACAAACGCCTAAATATAGAAAAAACAATCGCCGCACTAATCACGCGCATAGAATTAGATAACTGAAATACATCAGCAAACCACACGACTGTACTACCAGCCTTACCTAACATATCCCCCAAGCTTTGCTGCTTTAGAAAATCAGGCCAAGGCAATACACCTACAACAAATAAAATCAATGAAAAACAAAAATCACAAAACAAAACAAAAACATCAGAGACAAAATCAGCTAAAGCAAGAAACATCTTAGTGATTAAATCCCAAATCCACTGCGTAAGATCAGTTAACCACCCAACCCTTAATATAAACATGATTCCTCCCACCTAACGCAAGGTCGCAATACGAACGGCAAAATAAGAAGCAATCGCAAAAATAATATAACCAGCCGACCGCAAAAAACTCAAAAAAACACCGCTGCAATGATAATCAAATGTCATTTCTGGCCAATACGCAGAAGCAGACAACCTGAATACAGGACATTCCCCAGATGCAGAAATAGCTAAAAAGGAAGAAATACCAGAAATAAAAGGAAGATCATTTACCTTAGCCTGATATCCTGATACGACGGTGTCTAATGTCTTACCATTACGTTTATAAAGAACACCAGTCCCTGAAGGTGAACCACTACCAGGTGTATTCTTATCACCACCTGACTTATCACCGCCACCTGACTTATCACCACCGCCTGACTTATCACCACCACCACCACTACCCTGACCGCTAGAACCACCGCTAGAACCGCCAGAAGAACCAGTAGAAGCAAATGTAGTTGTATTATAATTGTTATAAGTATTATTAGTAATCTGAGTAGAGGTCCCCTTACCATCTACACGCCAATCCCCCTTATCCTTAGGCGCGTCCACAGGAGCGATAACAAGAACATCAATTTTATTCAAAGTTGCTGCATGATTACCGTCAGAAGCAATCTGAGTTCCCACCTCACCTGGTTTCCAACAATACTGATGCCCAGTAGATGAAGTAGCACAATACTTACCGTCCTGCCTCACACACTGCGTTAATGTCCCCATACGAGTACACTCATCTTTAACAACGTCCTGAGCAGGAGGCGTATCCTGACTAGACGCAGAAGAAGAAGCACCAGACGGAGAAACAGTACACAAATTCCCGTTAGGAGTCATACGAGGTAAAACATACCTAACTCTGCCGTCATCCTGTCCTATACCAATGACACCATCAGAACGATCCACATCATAAGAACAACCATCATAACAAGCCGTAGACGAAACACGCACACCCGAAGGAAGGGTTAAAGCAACAGGTGACTTAGAAGAACGTGTAAGACAAGTTTTCCCCTCAGGATAGACCCGCTGAAAATAGACCCTACTATCACTACAACTATCAGAAGAGGGATAACCGGGCGCAGTGCTATACCCCCCAAAACCAATAACGTGACCATCATCAGTCATAGGACAATCAACCACTTGCAAACCAGGAATATTACTATTCTTCAATTCATTAGAACGCCACATCTGATAACTTGCACTAGCAACAGCATAAGCCTCCCCCCCTATCTAAACACTGATTAGGATCCCAATGCGGCTCACCGATATCGCAAGCAAAACAAAAACGAGAAATAAAAAGAATCACAAAAAAAACAAGTATGCGAAAAATACTCATGAAGCATCCAGCCCCTTAACAGCAGCCCATCCACATAAAGCACCCAAAAAACAAGAGAATAAAGTAATTATCAAAGCACATACACCCAGCCGGTGAAGGAGCGACACAAAAAGTGCCGCTCCAATAATTTAACCGAAGAAACCAGCGACTTTTTTCGCCCCCCCACTTAGTAAATCCTACAACTGCAATTAAAGCAGCAGCACCAATGAGAGCCGCCGCCGCCGCCTTAACATCAAGTCCAGATAAAATATCTGCCATACATCACCTCGTTTATTGATTATCGGCCATCAAAAAATGTCGCAACGGTGCCGATAATACGCGCTACGACATACCAACCAATCACAGTAAAAGCCACAGCAGTAGAGGTCTGAATAACAGTTTTCATATCAGGCACCTCGAACGCACGTTGCACCAACTGATAAACCCCATACTCTGACCCACTCACCAATATATACCCCGTACAGTCAGACACACTCTGACCTGTAACAACCAAGGTACCATCAGCTTTTAAAGAGACACAGAGGGCCATAACTTAACAAACATTCCCAATACAAGAAAAAAAACATAATCAACAAAAAACAACAAAAAAAACTCTATACACCAACACAAAAACAAAAAAATAACTAAAACAAAAAACGATAACACGGCACTAATCAAGACACCTTAGAAGAAACAACAGAAACAGGCTCCTTACTAGCAAACTCCTTTAATGCAGAAGATAAAGAAATCAACTTAAGACGCCTTAACACCAAGTTCCCATAATCATCCGTCCCATAAGAATCAGGATGTACCAAATACTCACCAGGGGGATACAAAGGCGCCGAACCCAACTTCAAGCTAAATACAGTTTCATACGCGCCCCCCATCACCACAGCAGCACGCTGTTCACGGAAAATCTGCGGCCCCGTCTTAGTATTTACAGAACGCTCAATAAGAACACTATCTTTCACTCTCACAATAGACATAAATCACCTAATAATTAAATTAAAAGAAATCCACAATGACTTACACACACACGCCCACAGAACAATCTAATAACGTCTCTCGCAAATACGCAGGTAAATCCCCACCCCTACAAATACGCCGAAAACGAGAAGGCAACCCCTCACGCTCCACACGATCAACAATAAAATCAGAAAACCCACACCCCAACGCTTGACGCAACACCCCTAACGCAGGCCCGACCTGACGACGCAGCCAGCGAACCAACGCCTCACCTGTCGCCTCCACATGCTTTACCACCGTGCGAATGCGACTCACAGGAGAAGCAACAACAACAGAAAACAACTGACACAGATAATCATAAGAACCACGCAAATAACGCATAGGTTCTTCTAATAAATCAAAAGGGATCACAGCATGCTTGGCATATAAACGCACCTCATAACGCACCCAGGGAGACTCAGCCACACCAAGCTGTTTGCCTTTCTCATAAATACACAATTGCTTATGACCACGTTGCCCCACATACAACGTACACCCAGACCCACCCCCATGATCATCTAAAAAACGCGTACGCGGAGGAGTCCCACCAGAAGAAAACAACAAACAACCACCAGCAGGAGCTAAATGCTCACGCGCAAGGGCCTCATGATGCCGAACCGTCCCCAATATACCGTCATAATCATCATAAGCCACATCACAACGAGTAATCCGCGCATCCAAAGAAGCCAATGAACGTTTTACCTTTGACCAATCATGAATATAACGGCAAGCCGAACCCGTCAAACTAATACAATACGAATCCCGATTACCATCCCAACCAATCTTGCCAACTAGATCACCATTAGAATCTATAATAGAAGCACTTGAATTATAAAAATGCCAACGCACAGAAGTATGAGAACCCACAATGACATCATCAGGATTCAGACCAAATAACAAGTAAAGAAGAAAACGAGGCTCATCAAAATAACCCGCCTCTGCCAAACGAGCATAACTAAAAACAACCGTCAAATAATCAATAGAAACAGGATAGGAAGAAGCAACACCCTTTTGGCCCGTATTACTGTTCGGGCCTAACCCCTTTTCACCGGACGGAGCAGGAAACACATAAGACGGGTTTACACGATCGCGACGCGTCTCATATAAGCGAGCAGCCTTCTCAACATCAGCGCGACGCTCACGCTCCAAAAAATTAACATAAACCGCAGAATCAGAAGAAGAAGAGCGACGAGACATAGAATACCTCCACATAAAAACTACAGAAAGCATCAACCGCAGCGATTAATGCGATTCAAGAACAACAGCAACAAAAAATCAAGAAAAAACACAAGCCTTACAATAAAATAAAAAACAGAGAAAACAAAAACATAAGAACACAAAGAAGGCACAAACGAAGATAAAGAATGAGATACAGAGTGAGTAAAATAATCCTGAAAACCAGAAGTCGGTTGAACAAGAATTAATAAGGATAAACAAATAAACAACAGAATCGACAAAAAAAACGACAAGAGAAGATTAAAGAACCGCCTAACAATCGGAAAATAAAAAAAAGACCGAATCGAATGACATCTTAAATACACAGCCTGAATAAAACGCATCACCTCACACACCAGCCTGTTAAATACTCAAAAATATCTGCGATCATGAATAAAACTCACAGCAAATTTAATAATGGCGAAAATCAATATGAGGATTAATACGCAATTTACTGAAGGAAGAATAATTGAATTAATCACACTAATGATTGCCTCAATAAAACACACTCATCTAATTGATCTAATGCCGCAGCACGGACAGACATCCAAAAATCAAACTGCTGAGGTAGCGTATCTTCCCAAAAATCCAATTGACGAACGTACATCTCAGCAATATTCAATGCCATGCGTGCGCCTCGCTCAGTATCAGTAATCCGCATAAGAAAGAGAAGATAAACGGTGTTTCAATTCTTCAAGCTCAGAAACAATATCCATTGTATTGATATACATTAAATGAATCTTATCGAATATAAACTCATTTGAAACCTTAGAAGTAATACGATACATGCGCACTAAAACACCTTGAATAATCTCAACATTAGATTCAATAGTAGAAAAAGATGTATTCATAAGAGAAATATACTGCTGAGCCGAAAGAGGATCATTATCGAAACCTGATAGCCTAGACATATCACACCTGCGTATCCGCTTTATGTTCCACACGCTTGACAAAAAGCGCCAATTTATTATAAGCATCTTGAATACAATCAGAAATTTCACGTCTCTCTTCAAACGTTGATATACCAAAACCCGCAAGTCCTAATTTTTGATAACGTTTAAAAGCCGAAAGCAATTCCGATCTTGCCGTTTCAATACCCACAAGCAAAACACCGACCCTCTGAGAAGATATACAAGAATGACCATGATCATTCACAGAAACCGCAAAAGCCGCAGATACTTCGTTCTGATCACCCAAAGACTTAAAAGACATGCCTTCAGCTGGTTTACGCTTAAAAAATTTCAACATCTCAACACTCCTAATGTACACATCACTTTGGATTAGAAGACGACAGAGAAAGACGATAAAAAAAACGCTTTAATATAGATAACTCACGATATAAATCATTCAAATAACAAGACATTCTATGAAGACTGTGCAAGGTAACCTCATCCGTAACCTCAAAAGCAGAACGATCCATCTTCAAAAAAGACTCATTTATAAAATGATAGTTACGATCAAGATCAGAAATAAATAAAGACAAAGATTTTAAATACTGACGAGAAAAAGAAGAACAAAGAGGAGAAAAGACAGAAGCGCCCAATACAGGCCTCTCATTTCCCAACATAACGCCCCCCATCAAAAACTGACAAACGTTCCTCTGTAAGCTTGATAACAAACTCCAACCTAGCTTCAACATCTAAAATGGAATCCAAAACAAGGCTTTGCTCACAACAAGCAGCCCTCAACATTCCCTCTACTACATGAAGACGAGCAAGCGAGCACTTAATAATTTCATAGTAAAAAAAAGGATCAAACTGTTTAGATGACTGCTCATCAAAAAGACTTTCAGGAACCGCAAACACTTCGTTTTGATCATTCAACATCTCAACACTCCTACCGTGCCCTATCCTGTCTTAGAACACCTCCCCATCCAGGATAGGATGAAGGGGGAGGTGATGTAGAGTGTCACTCCACAATTACGTTGTAAACTAGAATTCAACCTACGTCAACTGCTAATCCACATGAAAGCTAAAAAAATACTACTTGACAAAGCAATATCAATGTGCTTTCCGGCAAATGGAGAAACGCTAGGAAAAAAAATAGGTGTCAGCCGATCAGCAGTCAGCAAATGGCGAAAAGGCGGAGTGATAACCGAAAAACACGCAGCAGAACTAGCAGCCATAGCAAAACTCAATGGCGAGATAGTTATAAAAGTGTTGGAAGAACAAGCAGAAACAAGAGCACAGAGGCAGGTATGGCAATCAATACTAAACCTGATAAATGCAACGGCAAACGGAGCAACAACGGACCCTGCAAACGAGCCAATGAAGCTGGTGGGCCGTGCTGGAATCGAACCAGCGACCAGCGGATTAAAAGTCCGATGCTCTACCGACTGAGCTAACGGCCCAAGACCACAATCTTCCGCACATTGAAATGCAGCTATGTAGTTTACAGCAAGAGTAACGAGCAAGGTAACTCCATATAGCGAGTCGGGTCGACGACACCAGCATCCGCGAATCCGGCCGCACGTAGTTTGCAAGCGTCGCAGCGCCCACAAGCGCGCCCGTCAACATCTGCACGATAACAAGACACGGTCAATCCAAAGTCCACGCCATGCAGCAGACCTTCGTGAACAATCTCCGCCTTACTGAGAAACTGTAATGGCGCATGTACGTGTAACTGAGTCCCCTCAACGCCGACTTTGGTTGCCAGATTAGCTAGCGTTTCGAAGGCCGTGATGAACTGCGGGCGGCAATCGGGATAACCTGAATAATCAACGGCGTTAACACCGCAGAATATATCGGCCGCACCGATGACTTCAGCCCAACCTAATGCGAGTGACAGCATGATGGTATTACGTGCTGGCACATAGGTCACGGGAATACCCTCGCCACCTGCGTCTGGTATTTCGATGTCGTCAGTCAGTGCCGAACCACCGATGCTGCGTAGATCCACGTCCACAACTTTATGTGCAACCACGTTTAGCGCCCTGGCGATCCGTACGGCTGCGTCCAACTCGGAAGTATGGCGCTGACCGTAACGTATGCTTAAAGCGTGCACCATAAATCCCTGCGATTGGGCGATGGCGGTGACCACAGCAGAGTCCATACCTCCGGATAACAAGATAACAGCTTTCTTCAT